AAAGAGAAAGTATAATGAAAGATTGTTTTTGTGATAATTGTTTCTATGGCAGAAATAAATTAGCATTAGAATTATTAAAACTAAAACCAAAAGAAGATGAGAGAAAGAGTTGAAAATATATTTTGGGAAGAAATGAAAGATGATACATCTTTTAATGATAATAGACCTTCCTCTATTAAAGAGTTTTTGTTTGGAGTTAGTTATTCTAATAAAGACATGAGAGAAGCTTGGGATGGAGGGATAAGACTAGGTATTGAAATAGGATTAAGAAAAGCAAGTTTAGAAGGTCAAAAAATAGAGTTAAATGCAAATACTTCTGAAGGTAAAAGTAAAGAGTTTCTTGAAAAATTTTATAAACTAGCAAGTGAATATAACTGTGCTATCCAATACCATCCAGAAATAGGAATGACTGTTAGACAATTAAAACCAAAACAAAGAATATGAGTAAAGTAGTTAAAAGTAAATACCCACAAATGGATGGATATAGTAAGTGGACAGAAGTTAGTGATTTCCTTGCTTGTGGGTTAGTAGGTGTAAAAGTTAAAACTAAGTTAAATCTAAAAGATACTAAACCAAAACAAAGATGAGTAGAGCAACAAGATATAGGATAAAGGAATATAACTTTCCTTATAATAGAACCAGTTGGGTTGTCCAAAGACGGTCAATATTTGGATTTTGGTATAATCCAGACAATGTAGATGGCAATACAACAGGGTGGTATGATTCGTTAAATGATGCTGAGAGAGCATTAAAAGCCAAGTTACATAAGACAACCTCTAAAGTTGTTAAAGAAATATAAACCAAAACAAAGATAAGTGAAAATATAAATTTCTTTATTTTCATTTTTAACATTTATTGAAAATATGCGGTAAAACCTTCTTCAGTTAGTAGGGCAGTAAATAACTTAGGGACATTTTATTTATTAATTTGAAAGCTGAAGATTTTATAATCCTAGTGTAAAATGGCGTTTTAATGCATTTTAAACATTGTTAGCATTAGTACGGAATATTAATAATTAAATTATATAAAAATGAAAGAAGTAATTAAAAAGTTAAACGAAGGATTAAAAGACCCAACTTACAGAATAGGCTGGACTGCAAATATAGCAATGGCACAAATAGACTGTGAGCGTTGGTATAGAGAAGAAAACAATAAGGTAGGCAAATACCTTAATTACCAAGATAGATTAGCCATTGCGAACAAAGGTGCTGAATACTTTCTTGAATTGTTAGCGAAGTAGTATTAATGCTAACGAATGGATAAACTGAATAAATAAACTGAATAATGAAAAAACCAAAACAAAGAAGATGACAATAGATAACTTAATTAGTTGGTTGCAAGAAGCTGAAGATAATAACACTTGGTTAGTAAGTACGCAAAGTGTAAAACGACACCTTGAAAAAATAAAAGAAACTGATCAATTAACTATACCTGTTGTTGTACAGCAAAGCGAACAGTATTGCGAATGCGAAAAACCAACTTTAGGGAAAAGTATTAGTAGGTGTGGCACTTGCGATGAATGGTTTAAACCACTTAAATAGCAATATTGTGTACAACATAGAAATAAACTAAACCAAAACAAAGAAGATGAGTAAAGAAATAGTATATAGAACAATAGTGCTACCTAATGATGTAAAAGCAGGTGATGTAATACAAATTAAATTTGACACAGAGGGTGTTGTATATGATTTATTTGACAACTCTATGGAAGAATGTAAAGAGGAATTTGGATATGACTTTTACACAGAAATAAAAGCATTAAACCAAAAAAAAGAAGGTGAGAAAAGCAATTCTTAAAAGAAAATACAGAAACTTGTATGTAAAAATACAAAACTACAAAGGGTATGATTGTGGGCATAAAATGATGTTAAATGTTAGTAGTGAATATTATAATCTAGTAAAATTATTTAATGACGTAGCAGATAAATTATCTAAAATGGACAATGATTGTCCATCATTTAGATTTGAATTAAATTAAACCAAAAAAAGATGGTAATAGTAATTAAGCCTATGGTTATTTTTGGAGATAAATGCTTATTATCTTATGGAATATTTAAGCAAAGTGGGTATGTTGTGTTTAGTGTAGTTATAGCATCTATTAGTTTTAATAGAAATACTCTATGTCTTTGTTTATGCTTACCCTATATTATAGAAGGGGCTTTATTTATACGAATATTAAAAAATTAAAAAAATGGCACAAATTAAATACGAAGTAGGGGATTGGATAGAATTACATGATGATTGTGATTTATGTGGAGATCTTGCTGCTTGTCAAGGAATTATAGTAGAAACAAGAAATGACGGATATCTTCGTTTCCAAGTTGAAGAACCTTGGGGTGATGTAAAAAGTGGTGATTTATTTTGGATTAAAAAAGAGAAAATAATTGATAAAATAAGTGGAAATAATTCTCAATTTCTTCCTGAACCTGAAGAAAAAGGTCCTGTTTCAATAAAAGAAGCAACAAATAACTTTAGAACAAGAGATAAGTTAAATGAAGATGAGTTAGCATCTCAGCTATATTGCGTTGATAATACTGGAGGTTTAAAAAATGAAGAACCGATAAATAAACTATATAGAAATTTAAAATAATAAATAATTATGGATAAACAAAAAGCTAAAGATTTAGTACAACGAGAATCTCTTAATGCTTGGACAAAAAGAAGGTGTAAAGGAACCTTACAATTATGTACAGGTGCTGGTAAAACATATGCGGCTATACGGGCTATTGAGTGGGTTTTTTCTCTTAATCCTAATGCTAATGTTTTAATTATTTGTCCAACTGAGATTATTCGAGATGATACTTTCCCAAAAGAGTTTAAAAAATGGAAAAAAACAGAACTCTTAAAGAAAGTTGATATAAAATGTATTCAAACCGTTTATAAATGGAAGGATAAACATTTTGATTTAGTAGTTGCGGATGAAATTCACAATTACATTCCAGAAGATGGAGATTACAAAAGCAAACTTTATGAATATCATAAGTTCTTTGAAAATTGTAAGTATGATAGATTGTTAGGTTTATCTGCTTGGATACCTGATAAGAAAAAAACTGTTATTCGTAAGATTGCTCCAGTAGCCTATACTCTTACTACTGATAAAGGAGTAGAATTAGGAGTGATTTCTCCTTATATTGAGTACAATATTCCTGTAGAATTAAATAGTATGGAAAGATCTGCATATAATAAGATACAGCAGACTTACTTTTCTTTACAAAATAGATTGGGAGGAGCAGCTTTTGCTTTTAAAAATGCAGGGCACTTAATAAAAACTATTGGTAGTATAGATTCTAAATCCAGAACATCTGATGAAAAAGCTAAATATCAATTGGCTTTACAATTTTGGAAAGTTATGGGAAAAAGAAAAAGAATACTTTACGAAATGCCTTCTAAATTAAAAAGTGTTAAAGCTTTAATTGATGAGCTTAAAATAGAAAAGTCTGTAATATTTTCACAGGCTACTATTTTTGCAGATCATATATGTGTAGGTAGAGATGATATAATTTCCTATCATTCTAAAGTAAAAGATAGAAAAGGAGCAATGAATAAGTTCAAAGATGGAAGAACTAAAATTTCTCACTTATCTACATGTTTAGCAGTAAATGAAGGTATGGATTTACCCAAATTACCAGTTATTATTATTGCAGCAAGAACTAGTGGGGCGAAAGCACATATTCAAAGAAGAGGTAGGTGTCTTAGGTTTGAAGAAGGCAAAACAAGTTACGTATTTAATTTATACGTAGCAGAGACTCAAGATGAGAAGTGGTTAAGGTCTTCTCAATCTACAACCGATCCAAGTAGGATCGTAGAAGTAAATAATATAAACGCTTTAAAAAAGATTATTAATGGAGCAGAAACAAAAAATGAAGTTACTAAAAGTGTATATAAGGAGAAATCTAAAACGTTTAAATTTACTACCAAATTCTCCTAATAAGATTAATCGTAAATTTTATATAAATAATAAATTATGTGAAATTTCTTTTATGAAACAAAATCCTTTTAAGGATAATCAATGGTCAAAATATGCACAAGATGGGTTAAAAGTTATTCAAATAGTTTTAATATTTGATGATAATGAATCTTGTTTTGAGTATTTAGGAGTAAAAGTTGAGAGTCAATTATATTGGTATGATAGTAAAAATCCTTTTAGTCTAAATCAAAGATTAAAAGAATATTCAAAATCATCTCATGATAATTTTTAGGTGTGGCCGCCTATTCTGTATTATAGAAAAAAAAGTCAGTGGCGAGGATTGGGCGAAGAGTAATAAATAGACTCCTGGTATCCAGGCAGTAAAAGGTAATGCCCTCTGGGAAGATTGCCCTATAATATAGATTTTTTATTTTAAAAATGACAAAAACAAAAATAAAAGAAGAAGAAAAAGTTGGAAAAATTGAAATTCAACTTGGTTTGAAGTTAGTTTTAGGTAAGTATTCTAAAGATGAAACAAATACTTACCAAAAGCTAGCAGATTTATTATCAAAGACTATTAATAGAAAAGTTACAGTTGAAATAATTGTAGATTATTATTTACCAAGTATAGAATATGAGGATCGTCTTTTAATTGCAAAAGAACATTGGCCAGATGGTTGGATAGGAGATGAAAATTTTGTAAATTAGTGAAGCGATTTTATTTAATAATTATAGTATAATATGGTAATTAATATTGACACAGAGGTGTTAGTAGATTATAAATTTACGGCATCTGAGTATATATTTTTGCTCTTATTATTTAAGGAAAAAAGTGATTTATGTTGGAAAATATGTGATGACATAGATACGCATCGTCTTGAAGAAGAAGGGTGGATGAAAAAATCAGGAATTGAATTAGAAGATTGGACTGTAAGAAGAAAATTTATTAATTTAATAAACGGAGATAGTTCTAAAATGTGGTATGAGTTCTGCGTTAGAATGCCTTTTAAAGTGCCTAATGGATATGGAGGCAATAGGATATTGAGGGCCAAAGACCCTGATGCAGCTACTAATAATAAATGTAAAAAATTATATTTAGCAGTAGTAAAAGAAGATCCAGAGTTACATAAAAAAATATTAAAATGTATTGATTATCAGTTAAAGGAAATGAGAAATACATTACAATATTTACAAAACAGTGAAACTTGGATAAGACAAAGAACTTGGGAAAAATATCAACATTTAATAAACGAAGAAATAGAAGAAAAAAAATCTTATGGATCACAAATCATCTAAATTAGTTTATAAATCTTTTCATAGAGCAGCGCAAGAAGAAATTTCATATATGTTAGATAGGATGTCTGGTAAACGGAGATCCTTAATGACAGGCTGGAATAAATTTAATCAAGTTTCTATGAATGGAATAGAATGGGGTAGTATTATTACTATCGCAGGAATGTCTGGAAGTGGAAAAACTGCAATTCTTAATGAGATGGAAACATCTTTATTTGTTAAGAATCCTGATGAAAAATTTGCAGTGTTATCATTTAACTTTGAAATGTTAGCACGAAGATTAGTAGGAAGAAAAATATCATCTAAATTAAATAAGAGTGTAAAACAATTGTACTCTGCTGATTTAGAAGAGAAGGAAAGAAACCTTACTAAAGAAGATTTAGAAATTGCTAAAGAATATATAGAAAGTATAAAGAATTTACCTATTTATTATGTAGATATGCCTGGTACTCCTGCTCAAATAAGGGATACTATTTATCGCATAAATGATTTACCTGAAGTGCGAGATAAGAAACTATTGATCACTTTAGATCATAGTATTCTTGTTAAGAAATCTCCAGGAAAAGATCAAATGGAAACTTTATATGATTTATCTTTTGAAGCAAATCAAATTAAAAAGAATATAGACAGTTCTTTTGTTTTTTTATCTCAATTAAATAGAGCTATAGAAAGCACTGAGAGAAGACAAAATTCTGATTTACATTACCCAACAAAAGCAGATATATTTGGCGCAGATGCTCTTTATCAGTATTCAGACGTGGTTTTAGTACCTCATCGTCCTGAAATGCTTGGAATAAGAGAATATGGACCAAATAAAATGACTACTGCTGGGTTTATTTATTGGCATTATTTAAAAGTTAGAGATGGAGACCCCGTCATAGCTAAAATGATCAATGATTTAAAACATAATAGGGTCTTGGAGTATGTTCCCCCTCCAAAAAAAGTGTGGAATATTAAAAATTAAATTAATGGAAAATAATTTTAAAAAACTTAGTGAGTTAAAAAAAAAGACTTTAGAGGCTTTAGATGATTCTAAATATGTTTATGATGAAGAAAAAGAGTTAAAGTATTTAAAAGAAAGGATGGAAACTTTAAGTTTTAATTTAGATTATCATAAAGAAAAAGTAATACAAACTAAATCAGAATTGACTTTTATTATAAATCAAATAAATAGTTCATTAGCTAAAACTATTGAAATAGTTAATGAACCTATAGATATTCCTGTATCCACAGCATTCATAAAAACGCCAACTTATCCTAATGACTAAAGTAGTTAAATATAATGAAATAGTTGAGGAGATTTTAGAGGAAGATGAAGCATCTAGGGATTGTGATTATAAACTTTATTTTGAGTTAATAAATAAAATTAATGTTAATTATACAAATCATATGTTAGAAATGACTTTAATGGATGCTTTACATTCTTGGCATAAGAAGAAAATTCCTTCTTTATTTTCTATATCAAGATCAAGAAGAATAATTCAAGAAAAGTATGCAAACATACCTAGTAAAAATTATTTGTGTGGTAATAGAAAAGAAAAAAAATCTCTAAGCGAAGAATTTGCAGAGGAAATAATAATTAATAAAATAAAAGAAAAAGATGGAGATAACACTTCCAAATAAAATATCAAAAGCGACTTATACAAGTCCTCATATATTATTGATATACGGTCCCCCTAAAGTGGGAAAATCGACCTTATTGAGTAAATTAAAAGATTGTCTTATTTTAGATTTAGAAAATGGTACTAAATTCTTAGATGCTCTGAAAGTTAATTTAATTGGTTTAGAACCTTCTACTATGGAGTCTGAAACAAATAAAAAAAAGAGACTAAAAGAAGGAGAATATTATTTATCTGAAATAGGAAAGGCAATACATAAGGCAGAAAAGCCTTATAAATACGTAGCTCTAGACACAGTTACTAAATTAGAAGAATGGTGCGAATGGGAAGGAACTAAACTTTACATGCGCAGTAGTACTGGGAAGAATTTTAATAAAGATAAGCAAGGCGATGTTATGCCTCGATCAAAATGGTCTTCTGTATTAACATTACCTAATGGTGCTGGTTATTTTTGGTTAAGAGTAGCTATGAAAAAATGGCTTGATAAAATTTATACTTTAGCTGATCATATTATATTGGTTGGACACTTACTTGACAAACAGATAGAGAAAAAAGGAAAAGAAGTAAGTGCTAAAGATATAGATTTAACAGGCAAACTTAAACGAATTGTATGTGCTCACGCAGATGCAATTGGTTATTTATATCGTGATGGAGATAAAGCTTTCATCAATTTCAAAACTTCCGATGAAGTCAATTGTGGATCTAGATGTGAACATCTTCTAGGGAAAGATATTGAGTTTAATTGGAAATCAATTTATCGTTAATAATTATTAATTTTTAAAAAAAGTGTATGTATAGTACAAAAAACACAGAAGAAAAAGTGTTCGAAAGTAAATTTATCGAACCAGGAGTACATGTTGTTAAAATAACAGCAATTAAAGGAGAAGAACCTGATGGATATTCTCCAAGATTAACTATCTCTTTTGCTAGTGAAGACGAAAAATCAGTAGAAGCTGTTTTTTATATGTCAGAAAAAGCACAAGATATGTCTCTTAGAAAAATAAAGCATTTAGCTACTAAATGTATTAAAGTAAGTGTTTTAGATAAGATAGAGGCAGATAGTCTTGAAGATTATGCTTCAGCTTTATTCAAAACATTAAAAAATAAAGTTGTAAGAGTTAAGTTTGTAGGGGAAGAGATAGAGGGAAAAGAAGGTAAAAATAATTGGGTTAAAGCCAATATTGGATTACCAGCTTTTGCTGAAGCAGTTACTAAAGGAGCAGAACACGATCCCGTACCTGCAGAATCTAGTAAATTATCTTATGATAAAAATAATAAATGGGATTTTAAACCTTTACCGACAGCAGATTTGGAAAATGCAAATCAAGATGGTGATGGTGATGGTGATGATGATCAGCCATTTTAATTACATTATATTTGTTTGTACAAAGGGGCTTCGGCCCCTTTCCTTTTAACTAAAAATATGTACGGAACTAAAAATGTAAAACAACTTACAATTCAAGAAATTCTTAAATCTATTACTGAGTATGATATTTTCAAATATTATATAGGTAAGAATTTTAAAATAGGAACTATTAAATCGCCTCTTAGAAAAGATTCTAGAGCTTCGTTTGATATTTTTAAAAGCCCTAATACAGTTAGGAAAATTTTATTTAAAGATCATGGGACAGGAGATAAAGGAAGTTGTTTTGATTTAGTTATGTGTATGTATAGATTAAGCTTTATGGAGGCTTTAAAATGTATAGACAATGATTTTAAGTTAGGATTAAACAATAAACCTTTTTCAAAAAAAGGCCTTACTAAAGGTTATATTGGAAAAGCTTCTGGAGTAGATGTAGACAAGATAGAAAGTTCTTGTTTAATTAGAGTGAAAAGAAGAAAATGGAATGCTACTACAGATAAGAGATTTTGGGGAAGTTACGGTATTACTGGAACTCAACTACTAAAATTTAATGTTAGTCCATTAGAAGCTTTAAAAATAAATAACAAATGGTTTAAATTTAAAAAAGATGAATGTATTTATTGTTATCATTTCGGGGATTATATTTATAAAATATATCAACCGTATAGTGAAGATTTCAAGTGGTTGTCTAATGCCTCAGCGGATATTATACAAGGATGGGAACAAATTCCCCAAAAAGGAAATATAATAGTTATTACTAAAAGCTTAAAGGATATTTTAGTATTAGATTCTATAGAAGTTCCTGCTATAGCTCCGCAAAGTGAAGGTACAATTCCATCACAAGAGATTATTTCTGAATTGAAAGAAAGATTTGAAATAGTGATTTCGAATTATGATTATGATAGGCGAGGAATAGTTTCTGCTAATCGTATGAGAAAAATATATAACATAACTCCTTTCATGTTTACACCTGAGTTTAAGGTTAAAGATGTAAGTGATTATGTTAAAAAATATGGTATTAATTCTTTAAAAACATTAAAAAATGAAGTTTACAAACAATTCCACACGAACGGAGTTATTTATACCAGGTAATGTACCGTCTTTAAAGAATAGTAAAATTAAAACTAGTCGAGGAGTATTTGCATCAAAAACGGTTAAAAAATATCTCCAAAAACAAGGTATAGTAAAGTATTCTGTACGGGATAAAGCAGTTACTAATTATAAGACAAGAGATAATGAATTTGCTAAACATGAAAAATTTTTTATTAGAAATTTACAATTAGGGGGTCCTCATCAAATAGGATTTCATTTTGTTAGAGGGTCAAAACATAAGTTTGATTTTCATAATGCAGTACAAATTATTGCGGATCTTATGGTAGCGCATGATTTTATTGAAGATGATAATATGGATTATTTTATACCAAAAGCTTATAAAAAAAAGGATAAATGGTATTCTTATGACAAAACTAATCCAGGAGTTTGGATTAAAATTTATAAATAATTATGATAGATGTAACAGAAAATAAACTTCACTTAGGAGATTGCATAGTTGTAGCATTAGGTGGAGATTTAGAAATGGCTGTTTATTTAGGAAAAGGATCTTGGTATGATGAGGAGACAAAAAAACATGTAGAAATAAATACTATAATGGAATTTTTAACCTTATATGAAGGACATTCTGCTTCTATTAAAAAATATGGAATGTATCCAACTAGAATACATTCAGCAAGATCTACTAGGGTTGCGAATATAAATCCTAAAGTATTAAATAAACTATTATATAAAGAATATATAAAATTAAATAAACTATTAAAAAATGGCTATACAAGAGATAGAAATAAATAAAATTCAAGGTGCTGCTGGTCATGGAAAGAAGATTGACGAAGGTGCTAAGAAAATGGTTTTTGATATTTTACAAGCAACTCAATATCAAAAACCTGAAGAAAGTACAGTAAGAGAGCTAGTATCTAATGCTGTTGATTCTCAGAGAGAAAAAGAGATTGCTATTGAAATATTAAATAGGAAAGCTAATCCTGAAAAATATTTTATAACAAGAGAAGGCGAACAATATAAGGATAGTAATTGGGCCCCAAGTTATTATAATTTGGATCATTTAGATAAAGGTAATAATCATGTTGATCTTGTTTACAAGGAAAATGAAGGTGTAGGTTTTTGCGATACATTTACTATTACAGATTATGGTGTGGGAATTGGTGAGTCTAGACTAGAGGGTATTGTTTCTCTGGGATATTCTACTAAAAGAAATAATAAAGCTGTATTGGGAGCTTGGGGATTAGGTGCTAAATCCGCATTATCTTTAAGATGTGATTACTTTTCTATAATAACTGTTCATAATGGTAAAAAATTCGCAATGAATTGTTATGCTTATAAAACAGATTTTGTTATAGGTAAATTTAATTTAGCAACTAAAAAAGAAAATAAATTTATTACTCTTTCTGACGGTACTAAAGTATATTATGAGGAAGTTAATAATAAGAATTTTACTAAAATTATAGTTCCAACGAAAAGATATCATAGAACTAAATTTAAAGATGCTGTAAAATCTCAATTACTTTACTTTAAAGATGTGAACTTTCTATATATTGAAGAAGATGGAGACGAAACTGATATTGATTTTTTAGCAGATGTTACGTATAATTCAGATAACATTATTATTTCAGATAACAGACAATTTAGTAGACCTCATATTATTATCGTAAAGGGAGATGATTCTGAGAATAGAACTGGTGTATGTTATGGATATATTGATTTTAAGGAATTAGAAATGGAACAATTATATGGTAATGTTGGAGTAAAATGCCCTATTAGATCTACTATGTTTGATGAGGCTACTCAACAACAAATAATTTTACAAGAAGGAGTAAGTGTTACTCCATCTAGAGAAGCTGTTATTTGGGATGACCACACTAGAGATTTTTTAAAAAAAAGATTTTCTAAGGTATTAGAGGAAGCTAGTGATATTATTACTTCTAAATTAGATCAAACAGATTTTCTAGCTTGGATAACTAATTGTATAACTATAATAGCTAATGTAAATCAAGACCCTACTTTAAATAAGATGTGTAAATTAGTAGGAGCTGATAGACTTAAGCCAAAGTTTCCTAGTTTTCCTGCTATATCTTTTCGTAATGTTAAAGACCTTTTTTGGGGATATGATGTGAAACTATACCAAAAGTATTATGATCATAGTAAGAAAAGAGATAAGATTACTAGAGAAGATGTTAAATATTGGGCTGATTTTACTCCAAATAATATTTTTATTAAAGTAGGAAATACCCTGCCCAGCAAAGATATGTATTTAACTTCTACTAAAGGATCATTTACAGTTATTTCAATTAATGATTTTGATAAATCTTTAGATAAAATTGTTAGCACTTATAAGGAAAAAAATAAGAATTTTTCTAAAACTATTGAGAATAATTATATTAAAGTTTTTGAATATTTTAAAAAATATTTTGAAAAAGCTCTAAAAAATAAAACTGTTCAAAGTTATGAAGATTTTGAGGTTCCTAAAGATTGGCAGAAAAAGTTTGAAGAAACGGAAGGTAAATTAGACGAAGAACAAGCTCTTACGCCAGAACTTAAAAGACAATTTGAACAAAGAACAGTGGCGCATTATCCTAGATATACAAGAAGAAATGATGTTAGAGAGTTTACATATACTAAAATAGAACCTAGAATTGCTGATCTTATTGAAGAAAAAGCAGATATTTATTATGGTTCTACTCAGGATGATGAAACTATTCACGCTATTGCTTCTATTTTAAGATTTTATGGTCATACAAATACCTGGAATTGGCAAGGAGGAGAGAATATGGATAGTTCTACTTTCAAGTTACTTAAACTAGGATTGTCTAATTTAGAACATGTACAAAAATTTAGACATGTAGATAGATTTTTCAAAACTTTAATAAAAGACACAATAGTTATGGATTATAGGTTAACTAAATGGCACACTGCTAAGATAATATCGGAAGTTATAGATACTGATTTATTATTCTTTAATAATTTTTCTTTATTAAATAAGGAAATGGCTGATATTTATATAGAACTTAAAGAGTATAAAAATAAGTATTATACAGAAATAAAATCTCATAGTTATGGAGGAGATTTTATAGACAAAGAACATATGCCTTTCTTCGATAAACTTTTAGAAATGCAACTTTATGTTCAAGCTAATCCTAAAAATGATAAAGAGATACTAAATAAAAGTAAAACTTTATTTGGAATACCTGATGTAAAACAAGCAATTGCTGTTGATATAGAAATTTATAATAAATTACAATTATTAATAGACTATGCTGAACCTATAAAAGATTTATTTAATAGAATAGATAATCTTGTTTCTAACCATAGGCATGATGAACAAATTTCATTAAAACAAGAAAGATTAATGAAGGAAATTTTAGACCTTCACAAGAGAGATTATGCGTAGCTCATATGAGGGAAAGTCCCTTATATTTCGTATATTTATATAGTACAATTAACAATTAAAAATTAAAATTATGGCGGATATCCGTGAAATAGTTCTTAAAAAAACAGAACTAGCAATTTACAAAGGTCTTGGTAAAAACAATACTGAAATGGCAGAGAAATTTGGTGTAAAGCCAGGTGAAATTAATGAAGCATTAGTTATTTTCGGAATGAAAAAAGGAAATGCTACAAAAAAAGAATATCAAATTAAATATGTAGATGATATGGAAACTACAGATGTTAATGTTGAAGAAAAAAAAGTTCAAGAAAAACAAGAATCTTAATTATGTCGAATATAATAGTTAATCGAATAGGTAATTCTTTAACTGGATCATATGGCAATAAAACTTTCGGGGTATCTTTTAGCCCCGAAAGATATGCAGCTATGATTAAGTTAGAAGAAAAATCTAATGAAGCTTCTTCAATGAAGGAGTTAATGGGTATTCTAGAAGAATTTGAACTTCTTACTAAAGAAGATTTTAAAGAATTAATAGAATCAGAATGTCCAGATATTTATGTAAATAGAGCTACAGGAAAATTTTATTTAAAAATATCTAATACTAAAGAGGGTCTTGGCAAAGAAACAATAAGTTCTATTTCTATGCCTGATATTTTAGTTGATAAAATAAAAGATTCTTTAGATAAAGGAATAGACCATACTCCATTAGTTAAATTTTGGATAAGATGGTTAAGAAATCCAGTTTTGCGCAAAAAAAGTAAACAAATGCAAGAAGATTTTTCTGAAAGAGTATTTACTTATATTAATGCTATTTATATCAATGGGGATATAGTTGCAAAATTAATGGAAGAAGAAGGATTGTCTAAAGAAATAGCCGAAGAAAGAGCTACTGTTTATCAAGTTAAAATTACTAAAGAAGGTTTATTATGTACTTATAAAGTATCTAAAGAAATTGATTTTAAGTATGGACTTGATAGTGATGGCGAAGTTGTGACTATGGATAGATACACTAAAAGTGTGGATCCTGATACAGGAATTATTACTTATGATGAGCCTGAATTTGTTGAACAAAGAGTGTTTGAGCCAGTTGTTATGGGACAAGGGGGAGATCCTTTCTTTTGTGAAGAATTAGGAGCTACTAATAAAGAACCTGGGCATGTAATTAGAGTAGGAGCTACTCATAGACTTCCAAATTGGGAATATGTGGATACTAATAATAATAGGTCTTGTGTTAAAGGGCTTCATGTTGGTGGATTATCTTATATAAGTGGATATCAACATGAAAATACAGTAACACATAATGTTTTTGTTGATCCTATGCATGTTGGAGCTGTTCCTGCTGCTAGCCATGAAAATGATGGAGCTATAAGATGTCTTCAATATTTTGTACATTCTTCTTTTGCAGGATTAAATGGCTCTATTTATCATTCTTCTCAATATGCTGAACTTACAGATATTGAATGGTTAACTATGAAAAAGGAAATCATGGAAAATTTCGGAGAATATTCTGCTAGTATTGAGCAAGAAATTAATGAAATTTCTGAACTATAATTAGAAATGATTGTTAGTATGACTAAGTTTAGAAAGACTGAGGCGGCTTCTCCGTCTCGTCTTTCTGATCTTGATTATTCTCCTTTACAGTATAAAAAAAGGAAAGAATCAAGTGATAAAGACGCATCTACATTCATGATATTTGGAAGTTTAGTTGATTGTTTATTAACTGAGCCTTCTGAATTTAAAAATAGATATAGTGTTTCTTCCGTTGAAATTCCCAGTGATGCTATTAAGAATATTATTACTGGAGTATTTAATGAAATAAAATTAGGTAAAGAAGTTAGTCCTTTTTTAGAATTAGCTGATTTTGAGCCTAAAATAATAGAATATGCTAATTACGAACAATATGGTAAGAGTTGGAAACAAGAAACTGTCGTAAAAAAAGTAATTGACTCAGGTTCGGATTATTTTCAATCTTTATTAAAAAGTATTGGAAAAGAAATAATAAGTTCCGAAGATTATGATCGGGCTTTGGCCTGTGTTGACACTTTAAAAACTCATGAATTTACTAGAGATTATTTCGATCCTAAGTCTGTATATGGAACAGATGATTTAAATATTGAATTACATTTTCAATGTAAATTAGTCTGGAAAGTAGAAGAAAATACTTGTAAAGGTATTTTAGATTTAATGATAATAGATCATATAAATAAATTGATTATTGTTATAGATTTAAAAACAACAGCTAGTAGTGTATATACATTTTCACATAGTTATATCAAGTTTAGATATTACTTACAAGGTGCTATGTATTATGACGCTGTAGTTGATTTAGTAAAAACTCTTCCAAAATTAAAAGACTATAAAATATGTAATCCTAAATTTATAGTTATAGAACAGAATAATTATAATCCACCATTCATATATGAAATGAGTGATGAGGATTTGTTAGTAGGACGTTCAGGAGGTATTTTAAAATCAACTAATAAGCCTATTAATGGTTATTTAAAATTAGTTGAAGATTTAAAATGGCATCAGGATATGGGTACTTGGGAGTATCCAAAAGATGTTTATTTAAATAAAGGAAATGTTAGTTTAAATTTATTAAGCTTTAATTTTAATGATTAGAACAAATATTAAAATAAACAATGATTCTTTTATAGTACTTAGTCCTTTAAATGCACGTACTGTACAAGTAAATTCTGCTAAGAAAAAGCCTAAAGTACGTACAGATGGTTTTAATATTATAAAAGTTGATTATGGAGACTTTAGTATTGAAGTAGGGCAGCAAATAACGTTAAAAGAACCTTTTAAAGTCTCTTCTATAGAAAAGACAGATACAGGATTTCTTTTACATGCTTGCCTACTATCTAAGACTAGTTATTTCTTATTACCTATATTGGGTAATGATAGAAATTATTTTATGTGGAACTCTTTATTTACAAATGCTTATATTGATATCGAAAATACAGATTATAAATTATGTGGACCTCACATATATTTAGTATATAGATTTAATAAAAGAAAAGTATTTCAAGATTTTGAATATAAAATAGAATCTCATTCTTTGTACTTAGAAACATTTGATGTAGATCCTTATCAAGTTATTTACGTATTTAAAATTCCAGAAAAACATTTTGAGAATTTTGAATATTTTAGACAAGGTAAGTACTCTCAATTAGATGCGGACTATAAAGAAGAGATTATAGACTTTCATAATACAAGTTTCGACTCTGAATTAAGTCAAATATTATTTAAATCAGTTGACAGAAAAAAGAAAATGGAAAAAGATTTTCTAGTTAAGATAAAAGATAACGCAGAACTTTTTGATTTTCCTCATATGAAAACTGAAACATTCTATAATAAATACTTAATTAAAAATCACATAGCGCCAAATATAAAGTTTGGGCAAAATCAAGAAATATGAAAAGCGGTGATTCTTTTCGTAATGCTTATTAGAATGTCTTAAAGGAATAAAATCTTTTAAGACATTTCTAATGAGTAATATTTAGACGTAAATTTTAGGTTCAATCATTTTTTTTTACTTTTAGTTTTTTTAGTAAGCAAAAGAAAGCCCCCAAGTGGAGGCTTTTATTTACGAACTTAAGAATTAGCGATTTTAATGTTCGGGTTTTTGCAAAGATATCTAATGTGTTCCTAAATTCTGCATAAATCTAGCACTTTCTTTAGTATGTTCTAATCTTTTAATTTGATTAGCGTATGGTACAAGATCATACCAATAACGAGCTGCTTTAGAAGTTCCTTTTCGTTTACCTCTTGTGTATATATCATACTCCATCCATTCGTTTCCAAAATCCCACATAGGTTCTGTAGTATACCATAAAGCATTTCCTAATTTTTCTACGGTAGATACTGCGGCAGAAGGAGATCTTAATATTTTTAAAGTTTCTCCTGATGGTAAATAAAATAGCATTTCAGATTTTAATCTATATGCTTGATAAATTAACATGTTTTTAGTTGCTGCCACTAAATCGTCATCATCGTCATCTGGAGCTCCTAATATTGTAATTAATAATAAAGTACCAATTAAGAAAGATATTTCAGAAAGAGTTCTTTTGATTCCTTGTTTTTTCCATTCAGGCAATGTACTCCACCCATTTTTTTCTTTATTTAATATAGCCAGCCCTATTCCAGTACCTTTTAATTCTTGTCTTACCTGTTTAAGAAATTGATAGGTAATAGCATAATTACCTGCAATATTAGCTCCGAGCCTCTGATCAAAACTATCTTGTCCATCAAAAGTGGCCGAAGCATATCTTCTATTAAACCCAGGCCTTAACCATTTACGAAATAGCAAAGCTAGCCTACCAAGTGCATATCTTTGTATTGCAGGTTGATCTTTTTTAGAATAGTTTCCGTGTAATCTTTGATAAACTCCTTTAATTCTCTCTGTAAATCTAATTAATTGTTCTCTTTTCACTGTTTCTTTAGTCCAAACAGCCCCGTCTTTAATCTCTATTAAATCTCTAACAGTGGATCCTAATTCCTCAAATTCTAATCTAGTTTTTTTATTAATAGCTTTATTATTAGCTATTGCCCAATCTGTATGATTTATTATTTCGCCATTAATAAGTCTATGAGACTTCATCATTGCAATAGTTAATTCAGATTGTATCATGTGTTCCCCCGAGCTTTGTAAAAAATAAGAAGCTTTTCCTACAATTCTAGCCAATTTAGAACTTGATTCCATAGGTTTTCCATTTTGATCAAATTCTTGGAATATATCATACTGCTCCATAAATAAATTTAACCAGCTTTCTGAGAATCGTGAAGTAGAATCTTTTATAATTTGAGGTAATAATTTAGTGTATTCTACTTTAGCTGCTAGATAATCTTTTCTTCTATAAAATTGTCCTCCAGCTCCTTCTATTGCATTCATTACTTGTCCTATAGCAGAGTTATTAATTCCTGAATAAAGGTTTAAAGATAGCTGCGTTAAAGAAGTGTGTTTCATAAGTAAATCAGCAGCTTTTCCTGTATTAATACCTGCCCATTCCTCTCCTTTCATTTTTTTCTCGCCATATACCACCATACTTAAGTAACTACTTAATCTTTCGTAAGCATAAGACTCGATTCCTGGTTGGTCTACTAGTTCTTGAGTAGTTCTATCTCTAAGTTTCGTAGATCCTCTTTTTTTAGTAAATCTCCTATCACCAACTAATGCTTTAGTGGCCTCTAGTTCTACTAAAATAGAGTTCATAGCTGAATAATTCTTAGCCATAGTCATAAACTGTAATAAACTCTCGCCCATATTCATTGAAACATCTTCGATAGCTATTCCCGCAGGTCCTTTTGCTCCAATTTTTGCTGCATAATTAATAGGTACAAATTTGTATTCTTTGCCTTGTTCGTCTACAAAAACCTCACCGTATTCAGTCTCATCGCCTCTCATTTTGACTTGATCTCCTAAGTACTTTGAAGCAGCTTTAACTCCCGATTTAAATCCTTTCACATCTTCCCAAGCTCTAGCACTTCCTGATTTTAAAATAGGAATTAATTGATATCCCCTTCTATATCCAGGAGGTAACATTTTTTGATGTTTAGAGTATAACTCATGAAACATTTCTAAAAAATCTTGTTCGGGTTTAGATAATTCTTTACCAATTTTTGATTTAGGATCTATATACCTTCCTAAGTTTTGGCCTTTAGTTCCTTTTTCTACCATAAAATCATACATTTTTTCATGGTTTGTAATAGAAATTCCCCTGGATTTTTTATATTTTTCTAACGCAAGTATTACTTTTTTATATTTTCCGTTCTTAAAAGATTCTATATTATAATTTACTTCGCTCATTTTACTAGATACAGCTCTATCTACAAGTGCTAATACTTGATCAGGAGACTCTGCTAATGAATCTAAATTAGCCTGAAACCAGCTTATATCATCATTAACATGGGTAAACATTTGCCTGAGCTTATCGGAAGTTAATTTAGAATCAGTATTATATTCCATTAGGAAGTCTACTATAATATCTTTAGATGCACTAATATAACTTCTTTTTACAGATCTTATAGTTGTTATTACTGGAGATATATACGCATCTCTAAATGCGGTATCTACTACAATTTCTTCCCCACCTGCTGAAAATGTTTTATTTTGTAAATCTCCATATATTTCCTCAACTAAATCAAAGGCTGATAAATAATCAGCAGATCTAGCTAATTTTTTTAATAATAATCTTTTTTCTTTTTTAGTTGCTTTAGGATCATTAATAGCCGTTAATATTTCAGGAATAGTATTTTCAGAAGCAACAGTAGCCTCTGAATAAGCAAACTCTAAAAAAGACATAATAGCACTAGCGTTTTCTCCTTTGACTATATCAAGTTGTATTTTATTTATTTGCGCTTGTAATGTTTTAGCAATAGGATTTTCTTTTCCTTCTTTTTTCTTGTAAAAGCTTAATTTCTTCTTCAGTATTCCAACGGCTCTATTAGCTAGTTTTTTTCTATCTTCTAATTCTTTTTTGCCTTTTTCTGTTAATCCTTCTGTCTCTGCTCTTATTATAGCCTCATCTGTAGTTTCTGGTAATTCTGGTACTTTGTCGCTAGCTTCAGCAGTATCTTCTGCTATACCTTGAGTAGCAAGTATTACTTGATTTGGGTATAAATTAATTATGTCACCATCTTTTTTCTTACTATCGAATTTTTTTCTACCATCTCTTTTTTCACCTTTAGCTCTTTTTACATTTAAAAATACAGGTAAAGTACTTTCTTCTATAGGCATCGGAATTTTTCCTTCATATTTTTCAGGCTTAGAAAACTTACCTGCTTTTGATATATTAGAACTAAATACAAAACTATCTTTTGAAAAAGTAAAATCACTGTCTATCATGTACATTAATTCAGGCTCTCCTTGAGAATTTACTGCGTAAGATACTTGCCCATCTCTAGGCTTTATGATTCCTACTATAAAAGCAGATTTTTTACCTGCTGTTCCTGATTTAGCAACAGTGACGGCTCGATAAAAAGCAGTGCCTGGTCCAAATCTATTATTTAAAAAATCAACATGCTTCTGCGCTTCTTCTTCAGTCTCTTGTTCTGGTTTTAATAAATTTTTCTTGATGTAATTAAAATTGTGGTATAATTCCCAATTACCAAATTTAGCTTTGAAATCATTCCCATTAATAAATTCATAAGTATCATCAGCTACTTTTGTACCATAAGTTTTTTCTAACTCAGTATAAAGTTTACTATCTTCTCCTGTTATAGTTTTAATTTTACAAGCCATTAGTTACATTTTTTATTTTTTCTTATTGCGCCTATTCTCTCTTTAGGATTGTTAGTCTTTGCATTAATAGCCATTACATCTGAACCTGTTAATTCTTGAAAATTATATTCTTGTAATTTAAAAGGAGTTCCCTTAGTTTCTGCTTTTACATAAGTAGCTCTGTCTCCACGGTCTCTTACTTTTTGATATAATAAATATTCTTGATTTTTATTATTGTAAAGTAAGAAAAATTTAGAGAAAGATTGTAAATCTCCACTATATGCAGAAGATTTTTTAGTTAATGTAATTTCTCTGTTATTAGGAGTTATTCCATTCTTAGTATTTTTTCTAACACTTGGTATTAAGTTTCTTAAATGCTTATTATTTTTTACAAATTCTTCTGAAAAACCTTTCCAGAAATTAGGATCTGAAAATGATTGATTAACATTTTTCTCGTAAAAATCAGTCATTGATGTTTTTTCTTCTAGTAAAGAAAAGTCAGCATCATTCCAAACTTCATTAGGAATAATATCTATAAAAGAATCTATTCCAGTATTAAATCCTTTACTCAGGATATTATAATAAACTAAATTTTTTCCAAAATTTCTTATAGTTTCATTTTCATTATAAATTAAGGTCGCTAAATCATCCGATAAAGCAGAAACTTCAGTAGGGCTTAAAGCAAAAGAGTAATCAAAAGACAATATTTTTTCTTCAAATCTAGGAGTTATAATAGTATCTGTTTTTCCTGTCATATCTACTATTATCTCATTTTCATCTAATTTAGCATTATCTATATGGGTATCTAAAGATAAAATAAATTTATTATTAGCTAATTTTCCTAGTTCTGAATTTTTACTTGATTTTTTTATTAAGTCTCTAATGTTTAAATATTGATTTTCTATATTGTTATCTCCTGTTAATAAGTCTTTCTTCCAAGAAGTACTAAATAAAGGGCTTATCGGGCTAGGAATTTGCTTTTGGCTGTAAAACCATACCATAGAAGCATTATTGATAGCCTGTATTTGATCTTTATTTAAATTCTTTTTATTTAAGTCTTTTCTAATTTGGTTTTTAGTTGTTCTTAAACCGTATCTTAAATAAGGAAAAAATAATTCTGAAAATTCTAATGAATCCATAAGAGCATCAGTAAAACTAGAACTAATTCTAAATTTTTCTCCGTCTAATACATCTTCAAATCCTTTTATAAACTTATTTCTGTTAGGATCTTGTATTTCAGTAGCAATTTGAAGAAAATCTTCAATAGCCGCCATGGAGCTCATATCTTTTATTCTATCAGAATTATATACCTTATTTACTTTGTTAAGCATTCTACCTGCTTGGTGATAAAAATAAAAATTAACTAATACTGCTTTTTGCAAATCAGTATCATCCTCAATATCTTTATTTTCTAAGATAAAGTCTTTTAAATCTTTTGTAGATATAGGAAATGTATTTTTAAAATCTTGTAATTTAAAACCTCCCCTAAAATATTTTTTACCTAATCTTTCTATAAAGAATTTTAAATTACCAGGGTTACCCTCTTCATTTAAATATGCTTCATTTAATTCTCTTATTATAGGCTGTGTTCTGAACCAGGTAGCTACTTCTGTAGAATCTCCTGTGGTATCAGTTCCTTTTATGGCCAATCTTTTATTACTAATTCCTGAGCTTACAATAAGATTTGTTACTGGAGAAGTTAATGATGTATCCTGTATAATATCCATCATAGGATCTTTACCATTATCTACTGCTAAATTTAAATGCTTATTAAATAAGAATGTAATTAAAGTATTAGTTCCATCTCTTACTGTGTTAAGTTTCTTTTTTATTTTTGTATCAAATTTAACAGCATAAGAAGGTAATAATTCTAAAGTATTACTATGCTGCCTAATAGCAGCTCCTGTTAAGTTAGTTGCGTATATTCCAATACCTGTCTTACCTGTCTTATTTCTAAATTCTAAAGTTGACTCAGTATTTACATTTTGAGGATCTACTTTTTCTGAGAATTTTTCTGGATTAGCTTTTCTAATTTTATTAGCCAAATCAGGTAGTGTCTGAGAATCTACTGATTGTACAACTTCTTCTAAGTGTGCGCTATTAAGTAAAATACTATTAGCTAAATCTATAAAAGCATTTTCTAAAGTTCTTCTATCTCCTACTTTTAGATTGTTAATATCGTAAGGTACTTTTATTGCTTTTCTACTCACTTCAAAATAATTAGCTCTTCTATCTAGTTCCATACTTGCTTGAATAGCCGCTCCCTGTAAGTCAAGAGTTCCATATCTTAGTATATCTTCTGCGTAATCTTTACTTTTTAATAAATTACTCGCTTCTACATTATTTAATTTAAAACCTTGTTGTAGCATTAAAGACTTAAAAGCCCCTGTTTCTTCCCAAACATCTCCTTTTTTTGTAGTGTATTTTATATTAAAATTAGGAAACATTAGAAATAATTTATCTATATCATAATCAGAACCCATCTGTGTAGCGATTTCTGAAGGAACTAATATAGCTTTTCCCATAGCAGAAGTTAAAATTCTTTTTATTTTCAATGGAAGCATTGAATTTTTACCTTGCGTAGGTATACGATATCCTATAATTTCTAATAAATTAGGATCTATTTTAGATATATCATATTCTCCATCTTCACCTTTAGGCAGGTTTAATTTTTCTGCTAAATGGTAAGGTAAAGCTACTTCAGCAGCAATAATTTTACCTTCTTTATTTCTAATAAAATCTAAATCATTAATGTCTCCATTTTGTTCTCTGAATCCACCAAGCTCCGCTATTTGTACTAAAGCTTTACCGTTAATACTAGGACGCATTAAATTATTTCTAAATAAACTAAATATAATAGACTCAAACTTTTTTTGATAAGCAGGCATTCCTATTGGAGTTGAAAATCCATAACTATCTGCTTCTTCAAATTGTCCTGTAAGTTTATTTTCTACAAATTCTACAATAGGTTTAATATTTAAAGCCTTTATATAATTATCAGGAAGGTCATTATTCTCTGCTGACTTTCTTAAAACTTGTCTTAAACTTTTTAAGAATTTTAACTTATCTTCTTTATTTCTATTAGACTCAACATATTTATCGTACCCTAAATCATTATATAATTTTCTTCTTCCCGTCTCTATCATTTTCTCAATTACTTCATTATACTTTTGAAGTACTTCTTCTCCTGACATCTGTACTTTACCTACAGTGTAACTTCCATCTAAATTCTCAATAACATTAGCAGGTAACAACTTCATTAATTGAGACCCTATTTTACTTTCTTTTTCTTTATTACTTACTATTTGTGGGATTCTTTGGTTTCTTGTTTCTAAAGTAGTTACATACATGTCATCTAAATTGGTAATCCTACCATTTTCATCTATTTCAACTTCTAGAGAATCTGTCAATCCTACTTTAATAGCTGAGTCCATATTAACTTCATCTACTTTATTAATTTCCATCCACTCTCTAAGCGAATCAAATGTTGGACGATTTTTAGTAAATTCTTTTATTAAAGGAAAAGTAGAGTGTTTTACAAGTATTCTAACCATTCTACCATTCTTTAGGTATAGGCCGTCATGATAAGTTTTAATAGGATCTAGTTTAGGAATTACTGTATTACCTTCTACATCTTTCCAAGAAAAATTACCTGTTTTTAAATAATTTTTATACGCTAAATCATGGCTATCAAGCCAAGTTCCTTGGCCTTCCATCTTAGCTTTATGCTTTTTTATAGTTGTAAATCCTATACCATCAGCTCTATTAGAACCTTTACCGTTATTTCCTTCTTTATATGCCTTTACAGATTCTTTTCCTGCGATTTTTTCAAGTTCGTCTAATAATGCCTCATCTTTCTTAAATAAATCATTAATAGCGCCCATTTCGTATTGAGTCATATCTCCATAAGTAGCTCCTTTAGCAAACTCTTCTAACCAAGCTTCTAATCCTGGAGTTGTTATTCCACCGTTTCTTTTAGAAAATGTAGCATAGTTTTTATATAATGCTAAATCCCCAGCTGTCATTTTTCTAAATTCATTCTGGCCTATTAGAGTAGAAACTACATAATCTTTTATAAAAGCATCTAAATCCCCATTATATATAGCTAATCCATTTGGATCTATAGGATTTGTTTTTCTTCTTCCACTCTGCGAATCTATTTTTAATTTTCTTATATCTTCTAATTGCTCTTCTACCTGATTATTTATATATACTTCTATTTCAGTTAATACATTTTTAAATAAAGAATATATTTCAGGGTCTTTATCTTGAGCCTCTCTAGTCAAATCATTACTTCTATATAGTAGTTGATCTTCAGAATTTTTTAAAGCATATTCTAGTAATTTTTTACCTGCTTCATTATCATTTAAAAATTCAAATTGACTGTATCTTAATCCTCTAGCTTCTTCTTTATGAATGTGAAGAGCATCTACTTTTGGGCCCTTAGTGTTGAGATCACTATAAGTTCTTTGTGCTCTTTTAAGATCTTGTACTACATATCCTAATAAGATTTCTTGAATATTTTTATCTCTATATTGATGTAATTTTTTATTATAACTAATTCTGGGAACAGTCATAAGAATCATCTTAGACCTATCTGCTAATGTTGGAGCTACTATTTTCATCTCCCTTTTGTTTCCGTTATTAGCAAAAGAATTTAATCTATGTAATTTGGATAATAATGGAGACATATTATCAAATGTATTTTGACTAGTAGCTTCATTTTTTCTTTTGTAAGTATCAAATTCTTCAATATCTAATATTGATTTAAATCTAGACTTACCAGAGATTATTTCAGATAAGAATAAAGCATTATAAGGACTTTCTTTATTTCCTTCAGGAAAATAAAACTGATCTTTAGTAAAATCCATAACCCAATTATTCCAAAAAGAACCTTCTTCTATATTAAAGGATTTAAATGCATTAAATTGCCTAGTTAATGATGTATGCATATTAATAGGATAAATAGATTTACCCTCTCCATTTATGAAAGATCCTCTAACAGCCTCTTCAAATTCTTTACTAATATTTAAAAATCTTTGTATAACTCCTCTATCATGTAAAAACGGATCTTTATTTTTCTTAAGATTTTTGATTAAAGTATTTAGTCCTATATTATTATTACTATGTCTAGATTTTCCATCAGTTAAGTATCTATATAACTCTCCTGAATTGATTATTTCAGTACCTATTTTTATACCAGATTCTAAAGATTGCGCCAAAACAGCAGGAGATATATCAATAGACATTAAGTTAAGAAAATCAGATAATGCTTGAATATGTTTTTGGTCTGGAATAGCTTTGTCTGTTTTTATCTCGCTTATTACTTTTAAAAGGTCTTGCATGTAATCTACTTTAACCTTGTCTACTATTAAAGTACCTACTTCAGATTTAACTAATAGTCCTTTATTATCACTTCTTCTGGATTCTAAGTTCCATTTTTTATAAATCCTATTTTCAGATTTATTAGTGTTGGTATTAAAATATCTTATTTTAAAAGTTATATCCTGTCCTCCACCTTCAAGCTCTATAATATCAACTTCTTCTATTGCTCCTACAAAATTTAAATAAGTAAGAGATAAGTTTTTATAAAAATCTGCTAAAAATTGCCAGTTTTCTTTACGCACTTCTTCTTCTAGCATAGTAGCTACAGTATTTAAAGGCTCTTTAGTAATTCCTGAAATTTTTAATTTATTTAACATATCATTAAATGAAACAGAATTAACTATTGTATAGGCTACATCCTCATAGATTTGATCAAATGGAATTGTTTTTTTAGTATTTCCCCCTAAAATAGTTGGAACTACTTTACCATCTTTTAATTCAGGAACTTTACTTAAGAAAGCCTTTACTTTTCCTGATAAAGAATCTTTTCTACTTTCTTCAGCATAATTTCTATTATAAATTCTTTCGTCAAATACATCATCTTCTATTTCAGTAGTTAAATCTCCAACTACTGTAATTCCCCATTTAGAAAGTTGTCTTTTTGCTAAGTATTCAAATCCAAATCCTTCTTCTGATATATTCTCAAATTCATCTTTAGTAAGTTTTGTATTCCACCTCTTGTATATAGAGCCAAATAATTTCCATTTTTTAGCAACTTTAATATTAGAATCTTTTCCTTTATTAAAAACTTTAGTTCCTTGTGATAATAAATCGTAATGTTTTTTAGCTACTTCTAGATCAGGATTACTTACTATTCCGTTATCTTCTTGTAAAAACATTCCTTTTAAGAAGGTATTTTTAATATTAAGATATACTTTGTTAGGATTTATTCTTTGTCCTGAGCTCGTTATACTTTCATATATCCTAGTAAACTCGCTATTAATACTATTTAAAATTTCTTCTTGTTCTGTAGTTGTAAACCCTTTTACAAGTGAAAAAGCATCTTCTTGTTTATACCTTTGATTTACATATTTACGATTGATTTTACCTGATTCTATATTAGAAAATAGCTGATCAATAGTTCTACCTTTAGAAATATAGGTAGTCATGTAATTAAATAAGTCTTTAAAGAATTTAGCTATACGACTTAATAATCCCTTTGGTTTCTGATTGGAAAGAACATAGCCTCTAAATTGTTCAGCTAATCTCTCTTCAAGGATCATACGCTCTAAGTCTTTTTTACTTATTTCTACTTCTCCATTAAGAGTTTTCTTAAATATTTTTTCCTCTTTTCCTGTAGATACAATAGTTTGTTTGCCAAAATCAGTTGGTCTATTATTTTTTACAGACTTTTCATCATTAATAATTTCTTCTATTCTTACGTTTTTTGAATCAAAAACAACAAATCCATAGTCTTGATCTACACCATCATATGCCAATCCATATACTATACCGTCATGACCAAGAGCTTCTAACTCTTTTTTCTTAGCAGCATATCCCTCTTCTGAATTTGGATTATCTACTAATGTATCTATAAAGCCATTATGAACATAAGGATTTTTAAGATTTATAGAAACCTTGTGTACATTATGGCCGAGAATATCTTTTCCTTCTAGCAAGTCTGTTTTAGACTCTCTCATTTTGGCAATAGTCATGTATTTTTCAGAAAAGAAAAATCCTAATTTAGCGTCTGGGGCGTTAGTATTTTTACCAATTTCTAAATATGAAATTTCGTTTATTTTGTTTTGAGATATATGAAATACTTGACGCTTTACTTTTGAATCCTTAAAAGAATTCGCTTTAGTTGATAAATCAATTTCTTCTTCAACTTCTTTTAAGTAAGAAGTATTTAACGTTCTTTTGGCTTTATAAAGATTTTCTTTTTCTTTTAATTTAAAATATCCCTCTTCTTCTTTTTGTTTTAATTCTTCTTCAGTTACTTTTCCTGCTTCTTTTAAGATTTGATCCTGTTGAGCATCTGTTAAGAATGTTCTAAATACTGCATGGAATGCTTCATGATACTCTGTACCGTGCACTGCATTTTCCTTTAAGTATATTAACCCTTGATGAAATGCTCCAGCAATGTTCGCATCTAATCCATTTCCGAACATTTTTATTACTTGTTTACTTTGGTCAAAAGTTAATCCTCTAGCTTGTAACCAAGCAGACGCCTCTTTAATATTGATTCTTTCTCCTCCAGTATCCACTAAACTAAAAGGTGGAGAGTCATCATCTTCTAATTCTCCTTCTTCAGTATCTAAGAAAGAAGATCCAGTTTCTGTATCATTATTAAAATCAAGATTATCTTCTTCTACTACTGTATATCCTGGACTAGTATCTTTTGTAGAAGTTTCTTCTTTATTTTGCGCACTATCTGCTAATGTTCCAGGTATAGTAAAGTTCATACCTACATCAAAGAAAAAATTACCATCAGCTCCTCTAACATCTGTTGCTATAATAGTATTTGGACGTCCTTCTCTAGGTTCATCTACTTCATTATTAGGATTTCCTTCTAAGTCTGGAGCCCCCATTAAATAGTGCTCATAGCTTGCATATTCTTGTCCTGTTACAGGACTTACGTAATCTCTACTACTTCTTAGTTGAGTATTATCAATATTGTACTTTTTATTTTGTACTAATTCTCTTAATAATTCTTTTACATCAAGTTCGACAGTTTCTTCAGTTTTACGTAGTACAAATTTATCTTCTGATCCTTTTTTTACATTAGTAATTACTTCTACTTGTACTTCTGCTTTAGTATCGCTTTTAACGGCTTTTACATAATCTTGTAAGGATATACTATAGAATACTTCTCCTGACTTAAATTTAATATATTTTTCAGTTGTCTTAAAGTTTTCATTTAACTGTAAAAAAGTATCAAAGTATAGTGCCTGATCGTCTTGATAATTTGCAAAAATTATATCATTTACTCCCGCAAAATCTCCATCCTCTATTTTCTGCATTATTACATCTACAGCATTTTCAGATATGTAAGAAGTTGATAATTTTATTGGAATATAATGCCCACTTGGATTTATTATAGTAGTAAAAGCATGTCCATCTTGATTTCCTAATGCTTGCTCTAAATCTAAAGCAGATAAACCGTCCTGTATTTCAGGAGATGCATTTTCTGTATTTAATTGGGGAGAAACATCTCCAAAAGTTTGAGAACCAGTTGTTCCAAATACATACATGGGAGCATTATTTACAGCTAAAACGTAAGAACCATTTTTTAATGTCCAAGCAGTTTTAAATGCATCCCACCCTGATTGAAAAAGAGGGACCCCTTGTTCGGTTTTGGCATTTCTTATATTTTTTTTATTTACAGTATTACTATGATTTGTATTTCCATAGTTTACTATTTTTACAGCTGCTTCTGTTTTCTCATCATTCTTATAATTTGTCCAGATAGCCTTTCTTGCGTCTTTATAATCAAAACCTCCCTTTAGCTTTCCAACAACTTCATAAAAATCCATATCAGGATTATATATTTCTACATACATAGGAACATATATATAATGATCACTTTCTTTTTTACTGTCTTTTGTTTTTTCCCACCATTCAGTAGTCTCATCTACAAAAATTCTAACTTTTGCATCTGCTCCAATATTAGGATTAGCTAAAAGATTAAGATTAGGTTTGTATTTTGGATCTGTGTAAATAGGTTTTAAAGTATCAGGGTCTAATACTAAAGAATATTTACCATCAAGATATTGAACTTGAAGTTCCATAACACTTAAAGCTACTTCTCCTACATTATCTGGAATAATAGTAGGCTCAGTTTCACTTAAAATTTCTTCAATTTCTTCAGCATAAGAAGTTCGCATTGCGAGTTCTTTTTCGCTAAGAGGAATATTATTTATTATTTTATCAGCAAGTTCTTCAACTTTACTTTGCGGAATTTTGCCTGTATCAACAAATGTATCCCACATTTTATCCTCATCACTAGTTTGTTGTTGCTTTAAAGCATTTCTATAGTCTTCTAGTATTACATCAAATTTATTTTTAGTTACTTTATTTTTGCTTTTTTGTTGTTGTTCTTTAGCCTCTTTAATTTTTTCTTGAAGATTATTTTTTACAAAAGGTTCTATATACTTTTTAAGAGATTTAACATTAGCAGGAAGTTTATTAAACTCTTTAGCTAGTTGTTCAATACTCTTTACAGGAGTAAAGAAATCATATGACTGCATTCCTCTTAAAGGTATTCCTAGTAAATGCACTTCAAAAACTTGACGACTGTTTCCATCTAAGTTTTTATAAGCAAGTAAAGAATTTAATAGTTCTTTGGGTAAGTTTTCCCTAACAAAAGCATCAGTTTCTTTTCTATTTTTTACTTTTCCTTTAGAATCTCTTTCTGGTTTATAGCTATTATTTTCTTGTTTAGTTACTAATTTAAAAACGGGAGTACCTTGTGCATCAGCATCTAAAAATACTCTATGCTCTTTTCCTTCTTTATCAGTAAATTCTACTTGAAAATCATCTGTACTTTTAGGGAAATTAATTTTTTGTACATTTTCTAATCCTACAACATCAACCTCACTAGCTTGTTTTGTTGTAGATGTAGTAGAACTAGGAGGGTTTTTACTAGTTCCTGTGTTAGAAGGACCACTAGGAGCAGCACTTCCTGGGCCTGCGCCTAAAGGAGTTATTCCAGGACCAGTAACATCAGAAGGAGGCCTTCCCGCTGCTGGCATATTTATTATACCATCTTCATTTATAGTTATTTCTTCTCCTGAAGAGTTTGTACCTATTACATGTTCTTCCGAGCCGTCTTTAGATACTACTACAATAGCTTCTTCTATTCTATTTATATAATCATCTACATAAGGACTTGATTCTAAAGCATTTTTAATTTCTTCTTCTATTTCTTTACCTGTTTTAGATAAAGAAGGTCCCATTGTATTTTCTCCTGTAGCTACATCCAGGCTATGTAACTTGTCTTGCAATAATTTAATTAATTCTCCACCTTCCTCAATAGATAATCCGCTTGCTGCTACTACTTTTTTAGAAATATCTAAAAATTGTAATGGGTTGGCTTCTTCTATTTCTTTTCTGAGTTGGATGAATTTTTCCGATTTAGCAAGTAAAGGCTCCGTTCTTTCGGAGACATTTTCATCAACTGTTTCACCATTGTTTTGTCTTGCAGCTGATTCAGCAGTCGAGTCTTCGTTGTTTGTTTCATCTGAATTTCTTTTTATAGGGTCTCCTATTATACTTGTTAATACTTCCTCTCTAAATCTATTAAGTACTTCATTTATAATCTTTCCCTTTTTATTATAACTTCCGTCTTTCTTACGTATTTTACTTTTAGGTAAAATTTCTCTAATATCCCCGTTTTTATTCTCTTTAAATACTTTAGAATTAAATGGGTCTCCTTGATTAAATTCTATTATATAATTACCATCTTCCTTAAATACTATAGTATTTTCAGGATTTTGCATAAACTGTTCTAATAACAAATCATAAATTAAAATTTGATCTGCTATATCATATCTTATTTCACCATCAAAAGTAACCTCTTCTCCTCTTGAGTTTGTTAATTTAACTGCTACTAAATTTCCTCCTTCATCTATTACTATAGAGTCTGCAGGATTAATATTATTAATTAACATTAAATGATCTCCTACGTATAAAGTTACACGGTCTCCTTCATTAGATAATGAAATAGGATAGTAGCCATCTTTTTGAACTCCTAATTCTAAGCTAGCAATAGTATTAGTGTTTCCGCCTCCCGCAATTACTAGTTGATCATTAATTATAAATTCTTTAGTTTCAGGATCTATAGTTAAAGTAGCAAATTCTCCTTTATAAATTACAGGAATTATATCACTTTCAGCTACAAAGAGTTCTAGTAAAGTAAGTTCATCGTATCTAGGATCTTTTAAATCTTCTATAGCTTGTCGTCTAGTTCTTTCGTCATCTATATCTCTAGCTATTTGATTTCTTTTTCTGGTTAAAGCGCCTTTTTGAGCTCTTAGTTTATTTCTTTCTCTAATTGTAAATTTATCTTTTTGTTTTTTTACAATCATACTGAGTTTTTCAAGGAATGGCCTCAATCCTTCTCTTTCTTTCTTTAGTTTATCAGACTCTGTATCATATCTTTTCTTTTGCGCTTCAGTAAGTTGATCATAAGTAGTTTTTTGACCATCTGTAAACTCTAAAATACTTAATCCTCCTAATTGGGCCCAAAGTTCCCATGCCTCTTCTAGTAAATCATTCTTTTCTTTTAAAGTAAGCTGAACTTCTTCTAATTCACCATCATTTATTTGTCCTAAATTAGGTAATTGTTCTTTAGACATTGTAAGATCTCCTTCAGTGTAGGATTGATCTTCTGGGCTTAAGTCTTTGGAAAATCTTTTTGATTTTTTCTGAGTTCCTTCTGTAAGTAAAGTAGTTATTTCTCTTAACCTATCAGCATATTGTTCATTTCTAGCCTCTCTTATTTCTAAAGAAATAGCTTCTTCATTAAACTCTTTACTTCCTAAATCTTTTAATCTATTTGTATGTACATCTAATAACTCATCTGCCCATCCTAAAGCAGTTTTTGCTGCTACTATAGAATTAGTTAGTGGATTTTTATCTATTTCATTTAAAATTTTTCTATCTTCAGGAGTTAGCTTAGTCTCTTCTGCATTTATTTTATCTTTTAAAATATCTTTTGCAATCTTAATTGTCTCTTCCTGCTCGTTTATAATTTCTTCTAATCTTGTTCTTTCCGACTCAGGAATATTTTTTCTTCTGCTTAATAAATACTTAGCTCCTTTGATTTTCTTCTGAGCTGTTTCGATATTCATATGCATATCAAAAATCTGTCTTCCGTCTAATGATAATTCATTTATTTTAGGAAATTGATTTGTAGCTTCTTCTATTTCTCTCTGTAATTCAGGTCTTTGTTTATTTAGTTTCTTAACCATAAACTCACTCTGAACTATTGGAGCTAAAAGATTATTAGCATATTTAGGACCATTCTTTTCATAAAGAGCTCCTATTGTTTTAACATCACTTATTAACTCATCAATATTAGTAGCAAATTCATTTGTTAGATTGTATTTTTGCTTGTCCTCATTAGTAGCCCCTTTCATTTCTTCTAGGTTACCAACAAGTTGATCTAAATTTCCTGCTTGAGCAGCTGTTAGGCCTAAATCAAAAGCTGCGTTTGCTTTTGCTTGATAGAAAGCAGCTTCATTGCCTGCTTCAGCAGCCGCTTCTATTTCTTTTGAATGATAAAGTATTTTTTTATTTCTATCCTGAGCCTCTAATACTCTATTTTCTTGTTCTGTTTTTCCTCCTTTATTTTTAAGTATTGCATTATTAACACGTTGTCCTAAAGTTTGCATTACTCCCGCACCAAATGCTCCAAATGTAGCAGCTGTCCAAAGTTGCCCATCATTTACATATTTTCTATAACGTTGTCCCATAGGACCTCCGCCTTCTAACCCAGCCTCGATATCTGCTATATGCATACCTTCTTCTCCCACAACAAATTGATAAGCTTCTTCTGCTCCTTCGCTTATCATATCTAATCCTATAGGTACGGCATAATTAGTAGCAGCTCCTACTTTAGAGCTACCTTCTATTGCTGCTTGTTTTATGCTTTTAATCTTTTTGGCTGCTCTAAAGCTTCTCCCTAATAATAAATATTGTGGAATATCCTGAGCAAGCATTGCCCAGTTTGCATTATATGTAAATGTAGCAGCTCTTGCTGCGGCTACTTTAGCTTCTTCTTCGGATTTACCTAAAGAAATCATTTTATCAAACTCTTGATCGTATATTTGACCTGCTTCCATCATACTCTCAGCATGTCTTGAAGCTATTGCTTGATTTACTCCTGTAGTTACCCAAGAAAATGCTGCTGGATTCTCTGCTTTACTAAGAACTTTAGCTGCTTTTCCTAACTTCCCTGTTGGAGATATTGCTCTAGCTAATCTGGCAGAACTACGTGCGGCAAGGCCAGCGGCTCTGGTCCAACCTGCTGCAGGTATCATGAGAGATAAAGTAGATGCTATAGATACTCCATTTGATAGCCACCATCCTATATCAGAAGGAGCATATGTACCAGGGTCATCTTCGTAAATAGGAGTAGTTTCTCTAGTCCATTCTTTAATTCCTATTCCTATATCTGATAACCAATTTCCATATTCTTTTTGAACATTATTAGATGCGTCTTTTACATCTTGCCAATCTAAAAGGTATCCTATACCTTCAATAGTTCCTCCTGTTAATTCTCCTACTACAACTTGATTAACAAAACCTAGAAGTTGATCTCCTATTGGTTGATTTTTTCTTCTAGCTTCTTCTGCTGCTTGTACTGCACTATTATATTTGTCTATTAAATCATAAGCAGTAGTATTACTACTTAGTTTAAATTCATTTCCTAATTTTTCTGAAAATTCTTTAAAAGAAACATCGCTTTTATCAAATAAACTTGTGTCACTATCGCCATATGCATCAGGTAAATACTCCTCATTCTTCTGTATAGCAGTGGTAAAGCTTTTAAAATCAGGAATAGTAAATTTTTCGGGTGGATCTGCTTTAGTACCATCATCATTTAAATAAACAGTATGGGGACTTCCTTGTTCTGCAAATCTTCTAGATGCAGACGCATTGAATTTTCCCCTAGCTTCTCCAGAAAAACCTGTTAATGGATCTATTTGTTTATACTCTTTTACAGGTTCTTTATCAACACTGTCTCCGTAGAATGTTTTCTTTTTCTTTGCCATTTTATTTTAAAATACCAGTTCCCCATGTAGAAAGCCATTGTTTCCATTCATCTTCATTAATCTCTTTACCGTCAAATTTTTCTTTAGCTTCTTGATACATACTAATAGTTCTTATTTTACTAGCTAATTGTCCCATTGTTTTAGGATGATCAGTTTCCATCACTTCTTCATTCCCATTAATATCTATATAAGTAGCTTCTAAATCATATCCTCCATTAACAGATGGTCGAGCTGTAAAATTAACTCCCTGAGAATCATAATTTATGGTACTATTATTTTCATCCATATCAGCTAATTTACCTGCTAATGTTGGATTATCAAATGCTACATAATTCATATAATCTTTTCGTCCTGCTTTACTATAAGGATCTGCTAAATAGTTAGAAAGAAACTCATCTTTTCTAAGCTCATTATAATCAGATAAATCAGCACTACCTGTTAAAGAAAAAGTTAAATTTCTAGTTTGGTTTACTTCTATTGTCCTATCAGGATTATTAGGATCTGGTATTCTTACTTTTTGATTTGCAGTTCCTCCAAATGTAGCTTCATCATAATGTTTATTAACATGTTCTGTAACAAAATTAGCGTCAGCTATATCTATTGTGGATACTTCTTCTGCAGTTAATATTTCTCCATCTTCTCCATAAATCGTCCATAGTGTAGGGTCTTTTTTAAACTGATTTATATATTTTGAGGCGCTTTCACTTAGTTTTTTATCTGTTTTAACTTTTCCATCATTTCCTAAAGATCTTTTTAAATATGTTTTTTGGTTATCATCATAGTTTCTATTAACAGGAAGAACTATAGTTGCTTTATTATATGCTTCTCTTTCTTCTTTAGTAAGTGCACTATAATCTCCCTCAACAAATTTTTGCTCTCTATCTCGTGATTGCATATATTCAATAACTCCTCCTTTATCATCTCTCCACATTAAATAATTTTCATAATTAGATGAACCATCACTACCACTCCAAGTTGATGATTTACTTACATTTTCATTATCTCCCCCTCCGTATCCTGGTAAAGTTTCTAATTCTGCAACAGTTCCTTCTGATCCTATTGCTCCGTTTCTATATAATGCATAAGGAGTATTTCTTAGGAAATCATAAGTGTCTCTTGGAGCTGCTGTTTGATTTTCTTGTCCTCTAGGTTCAGCACGGCCTGTTTCTACTAACCATTCTTGTATATCAGAATCTAGTTTTCTCCATCCTTGGCCTTCTATGTTACGTCTATTTAGTATAAGTCTATTATTCTGATCATCCCATCTAAAATATACTTCTCTATTTTGCCCTAATTTTCCTTCAGCATTAGGGTACTTATTAAATAAATCAATATTATGTATAAAATTAGCCATTAGAGGCTCATTATCTGTTTCTCTAATTTGCCTTAATACTTCTGCAGAGGTAATAGCTTCCTGAGCATATTCTTCATCATCTTCATATTTCTTTTGCTCTCTTGCGTATGCTTCGGGACCTTTTGAAAATGTATTAGACATTGCAGCGTTTATTTTATTTTCTGCTTCATAATAATCATCACTTTGGTCTTGTAGTAAATGATTAAATTCTTTCCATTTATAAGGTTTGTATTCTGAGTCTAACATATTCAATGGAGTGTCTTGTAAGAAAGTAGCTCTCTGATTTTCATCTAAACCATAATCTCCATTTGCAGTTATTAAGTTATGTATCTCCATTGGATTAGTAAGTCCAGTAGCTTTGGCTTTATCATAAGCAGCAATATAGGCGTCCTTACCTTTCATTACGTCTAACATTCCATTAGTAAGCGCCTCTTTAGTATTAGGATAATTTGCAAACAATTCTGAAGCTTCTTTTGCATTAAATTCTGCTTCTTTATTATAAGGAGCAGCGTGAAGATCAAATACAGCTTTTTGTTGGTTATTATCGACTATTTCATTAGCTTTTTTCAATGCTTTTGCTAATCCAGGACTAGTTTGTTCCATATAACTACGTTCCATACCTGTATTAAATAATTCTTTATATAAATATTCTCCTTCAGTCATTACATCGCCAACTTCTTTTTCAAAAGCTTCTGCTAAAGCAACATCTGCTTGTCCCCAAGCCATTGGTTCTAAACCTTGTCTATCAAGAGATATATTTTGCTCTTGGAATCTTCTTCTAATTTGAGCTCCTGCTGGATTATCTGCGCCTGCGAATGATTCATAAGCATCTGAAGTAGCTTGTGCTATTCTTGCAGGATCAATATATTTTTGTTTTGTGATTGTTCCATTAGGGCCTGGTGTTTCAACTACATCTGCTTTTAAATTATCATAGACATTGTTTATTATATCCCTTTCGTCTACTCCTTTATAAAAATCAGGATCTCCTAGTTGTAATTTATTTGAACCTCCACTTCCTACTGAGGTTAATTCGTTTCTTTTTCTTAAGTAATCCCGTGTTGCTATTTCATTAAAATCAAACGGTTCTCCGTCTTTTAATGTGGATGCTCTTTCTTGGAATTGTTGATCTACAGTATAAGTAGTGTTTATTTTTTCTAAATAATCATCTCGTTTTAAACTTTTTAATAAATCAGTAAACTCTCTTATATATCTAGGGTCTCCTAAATCTTTATTAACAGAATTATCTACAAAATCATGAACTTCTTTTTCTCTTTTATCTGCATAATCTCTGTCATCACCAGGTAAGGATTTGATTTTAAAATCTGCATATTGATCAATAAAAGCTTTATTTGTATCATATGTTTTTTGCCTTCCTTTTAAAGCCGCATTCATTGCGTTTAAAGGTAAGGGTACGAACTGAGATTGATATTTTCTCGGTCTTGCTTTATAAAATAATCCTGCTCCTGCCATTTTTATGCGTCTAAAGGGTTTCCGTTAAATAAAATTTTACCATCTGGTCCTATTGTAACATTTGCATTAGGATACATTGAATTTAACATTTCTATTGTGTTTGCTTGTTGTAATGTTTTTTCTTTATCTAAACCAACTCCTGTTATATTATTAGCTATATTTTTTCCATGTATTCCTATATTAGAAATTCTATTATCATCTTGCTCTTTATTAAGCATCTTGGCTCTTTGTCTTTCACTTATGTTAAATAAGTCAATTTCATTTTGTCTTGCTCTATCTGCATTATCAGCTTGGAATTTAAGTTGAGCTTCGCTTAATCCTGAGTTTCTTTGTGCTTGAGAATTTCCTGCTATAAACGCTCCTGGATTTCTGAAGCCACTTCCTCTCGTATAATTTCTCATCTCTCCTCTTGCATTAGCTTCCGCATCATCAATAGGAGCAACTAATGATGAAATATCTGTAGTTTCAGCATCAGGTCGTAAGTAGGGATTAAATTCATCAGGCTTTTGTATACTCTTAACTAATCCATATACATCTGGAATACTTTGAACTGCAGCTCCTACTTTTCGTTTATCGCCTGCTTTTTTAGCAGCTGTTTCTTCGTTATATTTTTTTAATCTTGCTTGGAAATCCTCATCACTTTCTCCAGTTTCTTGTGTAGGAGCTTCGCCATATCGCCATTTACTAAATTTATCTTTTATTCCATCAAAAGGACCTCCTAAAGCATAACTTCCTATATGATCTTTAGCAGGTATTCTTCCTCCCATTCCGTACCCTCCTATTTCATCTTTAGCTGGGATTTTACCCCCTGCTCCATAATTTCCCACCATAGTAGATACTGGAAAATATTCAGCATTAAATTCTTCGTCATCTATTCTAGTACTAGAATTTTTTTGTAGCATTTCTTCTATAGTAGGTGCATTTGGATTAAACATTGGCCCCGCTAAAAAATCTCTTGAATCTCCATATCTTCTATACGTAGGAAGTTCTTTTTTACCTCCATACGCATAGCCGCCTATATGATCTTTTCGTGGAATATTTCCTCCCATAGCATAACCTCCAATGTGGTCTTTAGCTGGAATGTTTCCTCCGTAACCGTAACCACCGATATGATCTTTTCTAGGACCTCCATAGCCAGCCATTGGCTGTTGTTGTTGCATTTGTTGTTGTTGCATCATAGCCATTTCTTCTTGAGATGGTTGTTGTTGTTGTTG